TGATTAGACTTACCACTAAAAACAAAGCTATCATATCCACCCTTTCTGTTTAACCAATGTAGCTCGTAATCTGTATAAGTATTTTCGCAATCGTCTATTTCAAACATTATTGTTTTAGTAGCCCATAAGTCCTCTGTAAAGTTTAAGATCCTAAGAGCATAATATTTGACATTAGTCATTACTGGAGTTGTTCCCCAGCTATGTGAAGCTACCTCCGAAGCACCTACATCAAGTGTATATAATCCAGCAGTATTTGATGCATTCATTGTAGTTGACAAAATAGTTGTGAATGTACTATCTAGCGTTTGTAGGTATATTTTATATGTGTCAGTAAGACCTCCTCTCATAATCCAAGAGATTTGATACTTCTGTGTTGATCTTACCTTTAAGAAGTTATTTGCTTTGCTCAAGTTAAACCACTCAGCTTGTTGCTCAAAGCCGTTTAGAAACTCTTTGTCTGTTTCAGCGAAAGCATCCTCTATGCTCCAGTTATAATAGTCCTTAGATCCTCCAGATAAGTCTGCCCACTCAATATACTTAGGTGAGGCATTCCAGCTATTAAACGTATTGCCACTTACTGCACTACCTCGTAATGCTCCAGAGTAATATTCTTGAAAAGCTATTTTAAACGCTTCTAAGGCACTTTGTGATATATCCGTAGTGTCACCAGCTAAAATAGAATATTCGCTAGTAACGAAAGATTGTATGATGTTCTGGATGTCAGTAACTACTTGCGTAGCTGACGGAATAGTATTAAGTTGTAAAGTTGCAATCTTTGTATTATCTCCAGTCGGATCTGTGAACAAACTCGCTATAACCTTAAATCCACTTTGTGTAGTATTGTCACTACTGACTAGATATTCTATTGGAGCAAAGCTTGGCTCTGGTATATTGGTTGTCGGTTGGTCTTGAATTGTAAGTGCCATCTACTAATATATACCAAAATAGATGCATAAATTTAATGTCATAAAAAAACCCCCATCTCTGGAGGTTTAATTGTTTTAGGTTTTGGTTTAAAAGTGTGGATCTCTATACTCTTCCATTATACCAAATATGATTGATACTTTGCTGAAATTCTTGTACTCTTTTGTTAATCCTTTTATTAACTTTTTTGGGTGCTGAAAATTATCAGCCTCTGGATCTTCGTACAATTCGTCATAACTATTAAGTCCGTGATCTTTTAGTAGGATGCTCATATAACCATATCCGTACTCTTTCTCATACTTGTTTCTGAGGGCTTTGATTATTTCAATCTCGTACCATACTTGACCCCAGCATCCTTTCTTGGCATTCCATTCTAAGTTAAGTTGTACTCCATCTAGATCGCTCTTATACTCGTATTGCTCATCTCCGTAGCACTTACCTATATTCTTGCAATCCATTTTTCTAATTACGCAGCTCATTCCGTCTTCTGATACCTCGATTACTTCGTAAGCTGCCCTATCTGAGTAGAAGAGTATTGTAGCTCCCTCGCCAACTACTGGTTCTGATCTGTTGTTGCCCATTAACTGGTTAAAAAATCCTCCAGCGACTCCTACTTTTCTTGTTTGTTGTTTTGTTTGTGTGTTCATTTGTTTTGTTTATTTTATAAATTCTTTGATATCTTCCTCTAGTTTCATAAGGTCTTTGTAGTCGAATATGTAATCCTTTAAAGCGTTACAGATATCGTTAATATCTTGCTTTTTATTGTCGCCTTGAAAGTTATTAATGTGTTGAACGTCCGAAAGAGTTGATACTATTCGCATTAAAACGCTATCTGTGTCAAAATTCTCTGTTCTTTCTCTGTGTTTTGCGTAAAATTGTTGTCTTGTCATTTTATTATTGTGTTTGTTTTGTTTTAAAAATAAAAGGGAGGTTTGGTTTCCGAAGCTGCTGGTTTCTCTGTAGGTTGGATTCCTTGGCTAATACTCTTTTACCCTTTTATTGTATTACAAATATATACAATAATTTTAATATCCTAAACTTTTTTTAATTTATTTTTATTAATCCTACAATATACTTGCGATATTCAACGAATAATTGACGCTCAAACTCTATTAGTTCTTGATCATTAATGACATTAGAGTAGAAATTTGTAGGCTCTACACCATTCTCAAATATACTCCTTGCTATTACGAATGCAATAGACTTTCTGATCTCCTCAGCATCCCTACGCTTACCAGAGGTTGTATTCTTAGGCTTATACCCTCTCTTTGACTTAATGTCAGAGAAATCATTTATACCCCTATTGACCATAAACTTTCTAATAGCTGATATATTGGGCAGCTTAGTTTTGTACTTAAACCTACTTATGTTAGTGTTGTTCTTTGTTCCACTCACACCCTCGTCAATAAACTGATAATACTTAGGCATAGATATCTGCACCTTAAATCCAGTCGAGGTTAGTGTTATTGGCATAGGGTTTAAAGCACCTATACTCTGTGCAGTAGCTCCACTAGCGACCCTACCCACATCATACAAGGATTTTACTAGGTCATCTACTATCTTTTGCCAATAGTCCGTTAAACTATCGTATAATTTATTTTGTTGTTCTGTCATAATCTTCTTTTTCTACCATATATGCCCACCAGTTTAGGAATTCTATTGCACCTAATTTAGTAGACTCGTTAATACTTATATTGTGTAAATCTGCCATAGCCTTTATTACGCTAAAGAGTCCCCATCGTTGTCCAAAATCTCTTTTGTCATCTCCAACGTCTCCCTCATCCACTTGCTCAAAGAGTCCTCTGAATCGTTCAAGTAATCGTTCCAAAGATTCCAAAAAAAAACAAAGACATTCCAGACATCTGATAAATCTACCTCTTGAATTAGCTTTGCCCTCTCCTCAAAGTTTATATTGTCGTCACCATATTCCTTGCCTCTAGGTCTACACATAGCAGCTAGGAGTAGGTGCATTACCTTTACTGCCTCCCCTTGATTCTTACTCCTTACATTAATAACGTCTAGCAACTGCCCACTAGTTAGCTTATCTGGCTTATGCTCAATGTGATACTCTGTTCCGTTAAGAAAGATCTTGTTTCTTATTCTTAGCTTCTCTAATAGCCTTACATTAAACTCATTTAGTTCATCTACTATTTTCTTAAATTCTGACATCTTAATCTTAGATGCCTCCTCGTATGTTATATCCTTAATCGCTGCTACTGCGTAAATATTCTGCTCAACTAATGATAAACTCTCATCTATTGCGTTGATTTCTTGGTATTGCCTAACCGAGATCTTAAATGACTGCGTATTGTCCATATCCTTTTTTACTAAATTTGTGCATAACTAAATACCTTAAGGCATCTATTGCGTGATTATACTTATCTTCTGGTGTATTTATTGTTTCACCAGTTCTTTTAACTCTCCATTTATATTGTTCAAGCTCCTTAATTAAATTAGAGCTATTTGCGTCTACATTTATCTTGTACCCCTTAAGTAGGTTAATGCCGAACATAAGGCTATCTGAGCCCTTTTTAATGCCATCTACTGTCCAACCTAATCTTCTTAGCTCCTCTATGCTTTTAGGCTCGGCTGAGTCGGCTACAATTAGCGTCCCTCTGCTTATCCCTAATATGTTCATTCTATTACTTATGTCTTGATTAGTTAATCCAGTCTCATACAATAATTCCTTGACATATAGCTCTCCGTCCTCCATACGCACCTCTATAAGCGTTGACGGATCATTCGCAAAACCAAAGTCCATTCCGTATCCTACAAGCTTCTTGTCACTAAAGTCGTCCTTAGTTATGTACCAGTTCCTTAATACTAGACCCTCTATTCTACCAGTAATGCCCCTAGCATATACTTTCCATAGATCAATATCTTTGTCCTTCAGAGCCTCTAATTTCTCCCTTACCTTGTCACTCAAAAAAGGGTTATGTCTATGATCTGATATTATTAGCTCAGTAGTTGGCAAAGGAATTACTTTCTCGTGTACCCAGAAACTAGCATCTGGATTGTAATCTATAAACGTCTGTTTTCTAGTCCTTAAATATAATTGCTCATATACGTTGTAGGGGATACCATTAGCCTCGTTGACAAATAGGTAATCTCTCTTACCACTCTTTGCGTCTTGGTCATTATCATAGCTATTAAATTCGATTATAGATCCATTCTTAAATGTAAAGACTCTCTCTGACATATGATATGATACGATCTGTTGTTTTATTGCTGGGGATTCAGATATAATATCATTTGCATCCCTACCAGCACCTACCTTAAGATTAGGTATATCTTGCCCTACTATTGTAATTGTACATACCTCGTTTATAGCCTTACTAAATAATACTTGTAATATAGCATAGGTTTTGCCAGAGGACGTACCTCCTTGATTCACTACCACGTCGGCAGTAGACTTATAGTTCTTATGATATAGTGGACTAGTCTTAATCAACTATGTCTTTCTCATTAGACGCTAATGGTACGCCAGTATCTATTATGTTTATGTCTAGGCTCTTGTAGGTTGTTTCTTGTTGCACCTCTGTACGCTCTACATATCCTCTGTTCTTTCCTTTCGTTTTCAGAAAGAATATAGTGGCAGAGGTATTATTACTCTGTATCTGTTCGTGTAGCTTACTCTCTGCGAAGTCTAGTGCCACATTCTCTATCTCTTTGACTTGCTTAGC